AAGCAGTTCTTTGAATACGCATCTGATGGTCAATGGAAGAATGTTTCTGAAATAGCAGGTGGGACGTATTAACGAAAAGTTGGTATCCTAGAAGCACCTATGGATATAGGTGTCCATCGCTTGTATAAGCACTAGAGATTATGGCTATTAAGATCACGCTGAAAAACAGCGTCGTACAGGATTCTGTCCCAACTACAACTCATTTAGCGGCTGTAGGGGAACTGGCATTAAATGCCAACATTAATAGCCTCGGAATATATATGAGGGCTAGTGATAATTCAATTGTAAAGATGGCTGGTCCTGGGTCGGTTACGACTCCAGCAGCTTCAACTACAGCAGCAGGTATTGCAGAATTAGCAACCTCTGCTGAAACAACAACAGGAACAGATACGGCAAGAGTGACAACTCCTGCTGGTGTTAAGGCTGTTACTGATGCTGAACGAACCACATCAAATAATACATATTTAGCTCTTGCTGGTGGAACGTTAACTGGAGTAGTTGCGGCGACTGCTGGAAGTAATTCTGCACCTGCTATTCATTTTGGTGATTCAGATTCAGGCGTGTTTGGTGGAACAAATACTGTTAGTTTGACTGCGGGAGGAACAACAAGATTAACTGCTGACACTGGTGTCAGTGTTGTTGGAACGTTAGCGGTAACAGGAGCTATTACTTCTACAAGTGATTTAACGATTGCAGATAAAATTATTCATGCTGGTGATACTAATACTGCTATAAGATTCCCTGCGGCTGATACTGTTTCAGTAGAAACTGGTGGTAGTGAAAGAGCAAGAGTAGACAGTTCAGGTCGGTTGCTTGTTGCTTCTAGTTCAAGTAGGACTATTTGGGGATCTAACCCGAAATTCCAGTTAGAAAGTACAGACTATAATAGTTCTTTCAGTCTTATAAGAAATGAAGCTAATAATGCTGGCCCTTGGATAGCTTTAGGCAAATCAAGAGGAGCAAGTAATGGTTCTAGTACAATTGTTCAAGATGGAGATTCTTTAGGCACTATTAATTGGTTTGGTGCAGATGGTGTTGATTTAAATAATACGTCAGCAGAAATTGGAGCAGAAATAGATGGAACACCTGGCTCAGATGATGTGCCTGGAAAATTATTATTCAAAACAACGGCTGATGGAGCAACTTCACCGACAACACGACTAACAATTAGCAGTACAGGAGTAGTTAACGTTCCAGATAACGGGAAATTTACTGCGGGTGCTTCGGATGATTTACAGATTTATCACGATGGAAGTAACTCGTACATTTTAGATAATGGTACTGGACATCTAAATATTAAAACTAACGGAACTGATATTTCATTTACTAAGACTCCGCATGAACAATTAGCTAAATTTATAACAGATGGAGCGTGTGAACTCTATTACGACAACTCGAAGAAACTAGACACCAATTCAGGTGGTGTAAAAGTTTATGGAAATATAGATATTGATGATAACAACAAACTCAGAGTCGGTACATCTTCGGATCTAGAAATCTACCATGATGGATCAAATTCATTTATTGATGAAGTTGGTACAGGTGTATTAAAAATATCAGGTAGTGCTGGAGTTTATATTAATAAGTTTGCTCATCAAGAGACTTGTGCTGCATTTCTACACGATGGAGCCGTAGAACTATATTTCGACAACGGTAAGAAGTTTGAGACAACAGCTGTTGGTGTAAAAGTTTTAGGAGCAGAGGCATCTGACGCTAATTTAGAAATGTATGCTGATGAGGGAGACGACGCTGCTGATAAATGGAATATTTATGCAGCAGCAGCAGGTCATTTTGGTATTAATAATTTTGCCTCTGGTGCTTGGGAACAAAATATTGAATGCAACCCAAATGGAAATGTAGAACTCTATTACGACAACTCGAAGAAGCTTGAGACAACGAGTTATGGTTTTGCATCTAGTGGATACTCTTCTATAGGTGATGGCACTTGGGCTTATCTTACTAATGATAGTAATAAATCTGCTTGGGGAAATGATCAAGATCTACAGATCTGGCATGATGGATCGCATGGATACCTAGATAATAATACTGGCTGGATGCATCTATTATCAGATAATTTCGCCATTAAAGATACAGGTGGTGGAGACGCTATGATTTACTGTAACCATGACGGATCAGTAGATCTTTATTGGGACGGCAGTAAACGAATTGAGACAACTCAGTACGGAGCGAAGATAAGTTCTAATTTATCAGCAGGATATTTAGAAGTTTCTACTTCATTAGCTAATGGTAGTGGTCATCTTGAAATTATAGGTGGTGATGGTGGTCCTGCGGTATTTAGTATGACTTCGGACGGAGGAGATAATGATACTGATAAATTCCGTATGCAGGTAGATGATGGTGGTCCTTTCTATTTAAAAAATAAATATAGTGGATCTTGGGAAAACAATATCATGTGTGCCGGTAACGGACGTGTAGAACTCTATTACGACGGCGTTAAACAGTGCGAAACCAATTCGGGAGGAATGAATTGGGCTGACGGTAAAAGAGCTTATTTTGGTAATTCGTCAGATTTACAGATTTATCATGATGGGTCTAGCTCATATATTGCAAATACTACTGGTCCTTTAATAATAACTCAACATAATAATGACATACATTTAAGGCCAAAGACAGCCGAAGAAGGTATAATTATTAACAATGATGGAGCCGTAGAACTCTATCACGACGGAAGTAAGAGGTTTGAGACAAATAGTGGCGGAGTAGAAGTAACTGGTGGCACATTAAATATGGATAGTGCTGCTATTCAATTCGCTGGTAACTTATCTTTACCCAATGTAGGTGCTTGTATATTTAGACCTGCTGCTGATACAGTTGCTTTTGGAATTAATAATGGTCAAAGAGTTAGTGTTAATCAATATGGTCTTTTATTTGGAACTGATACAGCAGCAGCGAATGCTCTGGCTGACTATGAAAGAGGCACTTGGACTCCTGCTGATGGAAGTAGTGGTAGTTTAACTTTTACAGTTGGAAGTGCTTCCTATGTGAAAGTTGGAGATTTAGTTTTTATTAACTTTTATATTGTCTACCCTACTACCAGTGATAGTGCAACAGCTTATATTACAGGATTACCCTTCACTCCAAAAGCTGGCCAGAACTATTCCTATTTAGGTGGTCGTATATCTAATCTGACAAACAATGTTGCTGTACAAGTCAATGCAGGTAGTGCCTCTCTTCATGTTTATGTAGGTGATTCGGCTTATACAAATTCGCAATTATCTGCAAAATACATATTAGTTAGTGGCTGTTATTCAACTGCATAATTCTTGGACCGTTAGCAAGTCTCTAAACTACGCCGTAAACCTGTTTTAATCGGAGATTAATCCTAAATGGCCTTAACTAAGACCCAAGAGAACGATAAAATAGAGGTCGCTCAACGTTGGAACGTTGGTGTTCGATGTGCAACCATTATAAAAGATGATGGGGTTGAGATTTCTCGTACTTTTCATAGAAAGATATTAACACCAGGAACACTTGATGGAAGTGATAACTTGGTTGATACAGACCTTAGTTCTGAGGACGCTGATGTAAAAGCAATTGCAGAAGCTGCATGGACTACACAAGTTAAAGCAGACTATAAGGCTTCTTTAATTGCTAATAAAGACGCTAGCGCTACACCGTAAATTCCGTAATGGCCATTATTGGTCACACACTTAAACTCTTCTTATCTAACATTTTCTTATGTCAACATTAATCGAACGCAGAGATGCACGTAAAGCAGAAGCACAGGCTTTGGCTGATACTTTCAATGCCTCTAAGCAAGAAATAGATAAGTTAAAGAAAGAGATTCAACAGAAAGAGAATGAAAATGCACAAGTTTATGCTGATTTCACTGTTAAAAATGCACAGTATGCAGAGCTAGAACAGATGATTAAAGAAGACGAAGGAGTAACTGTTGACACTGAAGCTCCACAAGAGGGCTAAACTCAAACTAAACGATTTAATCCAATGGCAATCGTAAAAACCTGGGAAGTGAACACGATGGAACGTGACATTTCTGACGGACACGTTAATAAGGTTATCTATCGTGTTAAAGCGATTGATGATTCTGATAACACAGAAAAAGATGGTACAAGACAGACAGGTGAAGTGAATTTCGTTAAACCTTCCAGTCTTCCTTCTGATTTTAAAGCTTACGATTCTTTAGATGCTGCTACTTGCATTTCATGGGTCAAAACTGCTTTAGGAACTGACGGTGTTGCTGCTGTAGAAGCTGCGATTGATACCGCTTTAACTCCTGCTACAACTGCTGTTGGTAAGCCCTTTTAATTATGGCAACTACATCTTGGGGTCTAGCTAATACAGACTATGACCTCAGTGATGGGTTTGTTCATACAGCCCATTACACCGTTCAAAGAGTTGATGGATCGTATTCTGCTTCTAGCTATGGTAGTTGCAGTTTGACAAAACCTGAGTCTTTAACAGAACGTACTGATTTAACAACAGCAGATATTATTGCTGACGTTAAAAATGTACTTGGTACGGATGCTGTTATAGCAATTGAAAACGGATTACAGCTTCAGATTAGTGAAGAAAAGACTCCTACTCAAGGATCTTTTGTTCCTGCCTCTTGACTGTTATTCGTGATCCGTTTCCTCCTGACCTTAAGGAGGAGATAAAGAAAATTATAGAACCTAGTATTTTTAAAATAAAAAGAAATATCAATGTCAAGTATGTAAATAATGCTGCAATTTTTGTTGATGAAAAGGCTTTAATAAAACAAAAAGAATTAGAAGGTTTTGAAATAGATGGGGCTAAAGATAGAACAAATTTAAAAAATTTTTCTAATTATTTAGAACGTATTAATTCAAGTATATTTGATGAATTAACAGAGATTCTAAAAAAGGTTTATCCCAATAAGCAAGTTAGATTAAGTGGTTCATTTCTTTATCCAGATACGGGATACATGGGATGGCATACAAATTATTTAGATCCTTGTAAACGAATATATATTGTTTATGCAGAGGAAGATAAAAGATCTTTTTTTAGATATGAAGAAGACGGTAAAATTATTACTGATTTTGATGATAAAGGTCTAACAATTAGAGAATTTGATATTCCTGGTACAGAACCTTATTTTTGGCATTGCGTCGGAAGTACTTGTAATCGTTTTAGTTTTGGATTTCGTATTGAGGAATTGAATTGAGCTGTATTTTTAATACCATGTGTAACGGTAACAATGCGACTAAAGCCATAAAAAGGATTAGAGTTGTGTGAGTTACAGCTTTTAAAATTGCTTCTCGTACCATGCAGAAGATTCTAAACATTATCAGTGTAATCTCTTTTGTGCTTGTAGCAGCAATCACTGGTGGCGGGGTGTTTGGTTATTTATGGATAACGAATGAGGATAATCAAAAGATGCTTCAAGATAAAGCAATGTTT